GACGCACGAATGTGAATGTAAGCAACTGTCGCTCCGGCTGCAATCAGAGCAGCGCTCATAGGATCACGGAAATAGTGATCAGTCATCTACTGTATGTTACGAAAATTTACTCCTGCTGTGGCGGACTTTCCGCTGCGCGCAATGGGTTTTTACTTATCCGGAGCATCGTCGAACAACGTCTCGTGGTGAACCTTGACTGGAACCTGTTTCACATCATCTGGTAGTGCTGGTGTTCCTGGTTCTGGCATCGGCGTCCCAGGCTCTGGTGCCGCTGGTGTTCCAGCCTCTGGCACAGCTGGCGTCCCAGCCTCTTCGGCACCGGGCAACGGCGTTGCAACTTGTAGCGCCTCTTCTTCTTCACCGGTCATTTCTGGATCCTCGGGGTCTGTTGGATCTTCGTTGGCACCACCCATGTCGAGGTCACCTGTAAAGTTGGGAATGTATGTATCGAGGATCTGTTGTACAGGGATAAAATCATCGACAACCTCCTTGATCAGTTCGTTGAAACGAGCTGCCATCTTGATGCGACGATCCTGGTCGGACATTTTGTCCACGACGACGTACGGGTCCTCATACAGGCTCTTTGCTGCGGCGATGTAGCACGAGTGCACAAACACGTCGTTAGATGGGAGCTTGATGTTAATCTTCTTGGAATCGGATGAAATACGCACGGCGGACATGATCTTGACTGAAATGACAAACACAGCGGCGAGCAGATTGGGAAACATGGAGCACGTCTTGATGATGGAATCGGCGTGCTGTTTCACGATTGTATTGTTCCAGTGGGGCACCTCCTGGAGCAGCGTCTGGTAGTGAATGAGCGTCTGACGACCCTTGGACACCTCGATCGCCTTTTTGTACATTTCGTAAAAGGCATCAATCATCACAGGCGTCATGGCGTTACACAGCTTGATCATAAACTTGCGTTCAGCCTCGACCAGGATAGCTGTCGAATCCATTGATGTTAGCGGGTTTATTTTTTTCCACGCAATTTCGCAGCCGTCTTTTGCAGATTCGCGAGTGACGGGAGTGAAATGCTTCTCATGGATTCTTCTTCGGAAGAGTGATCAATGATGACAGGTCCCCTTGGTTTCGTGTCGCCCCAGCTGACACCCAGCGTGCCCCGTGCCACCTTGATCACCTTGTAGCCCAGGCGATCCAGCTGACGCTGAATGTACACGGTCGTACTGTCAATCTCGTACACTGGGTACCCTATAGTAAACGGTGGAATTGTCAAAAAAACTGAACGTTCTCCAAGTTCTGACGCAGATTTGATTTTGCGACAGAGCTGTTCGAGAATAGCTTTGTAGGTCGCCTTGCGAACCTCGAGCCTTTTATGCTCTCTCTCAGCAAGATTTTGTGCTGAGATCATTCCTAATTAGCGCATAGAAACAACGGTGCCGTTCCGTGCCGCAGCGTCGGCGTTGTTTCTCTCCGACTGACGCATCTGCTCCAGCCAAATGTCAAGCTTCCCCTGGTACCCAGGAACCTGGGTCTTCAGATCCGCAAACTGTTTGTCCAGGGCAACCTGGGTGTCCTCGAACGTGGTGTATGAATCACTGGGTCCGAACGGCTCGAAAACATCAGCAGCACCGATGCCGGGCTGGGGCTGTTCAGACATTTCCAGGATGTTGCCGTTGCCGTCCGCCTTGATGTCGTACTGGACACCAAAGTAGCCACGTGTATTGACAAACATGATACGGGCATCATACATCGCCGATCCCTGGTCACCCATCATTGAGTTGATGTAGATTGTCTGGACCGGGTACACGTCGGGATTCTTCGCCTGAATGGCATTGATGATGGTCTGGATGGTCGCAGGGTTGACTGGCTTTTGATCGCTGACGTTCACAAACGCCTCGCCGTTCACAAACACACCGCGGTTCCACAGAAGAAATCCCAAAATTGCCAGAAGGAGAAATACGACAATGTCCTTCATATTAATAACAGGCGAGAAAAAAGACCGCGTCGTCTCCCTGGACACAAAAAGTTATCCAATAGTAGGATGGCCACTCTGGTCTACAGCGATAAGTGTCCATATTGTACTCAGGTGATCCAGGAGATTCGGGAAAACCCGGCGCTCATCCATATGATTCGCTTCCATAACGTTTCTACTCAGGGGGTTCCATCGAAACAGATTACGCGCGTACCCACCCTGGTGACCAACGACGGTCACCTGCTTGTCGGAAATGACGTTCGCAAATGGATGGAATCGATGAAGCCAGAGGAGCGTGTCGAAGAGTTTGACCAGACGGTTCTTTCAGGTGCCATGCTCGACGACACACACGATAACGATGCCGGAAATTATTTCGACATTGAACACTTCAACATGCCCCTGGCGCCTCCTATGACGCGTGAACTCGAAGAAAAAGTGAACCGTAAGGTGTCTGATGCATACACGAAGGGTATAAAGTGAGCCTGCGTTTTGTGAGTATGGTTCGTCTCAAAACGATTCAGGCGAGTGCCTTTCGCACCGTCTTTGAGGTGCTCAAGGATATCATCAACGATGTCAACCTTGTCTTCCGACCAGAGGGTCTCATGGTTATCACACTCGATACGGCGCGCGTGACGCTTGTCCATCTGGTTATGCCAGCGGAAAACTTTGAAGAGTACCATTGCGAGGGGGAACACACTGCTGGTCTCAATGTGTCAAACACGTACAAGCTGCTCAAGTCTGTAACCAACACGGATACCCTGAGTATGTCGATTGATGATTTGTACCTGTTGCACATTCGGATCGAAAATGCAGCGAAAAAGTCATCGACGTCGTTCGATTTTAAGCTTCTGGACATCAACGACGATATGTTGTCCGTGCCTGAGATTGATATGAACGTTCTGACCACCATCCCGAGTGTCGATTTCCAACGCGTAACACGTGACATGAACAACTTGGCTCAGGATATTCGAATCACGCGTAAGAAGGATACACTCGAGCTCGAGTGTGAGGGTGGTTTTGCAAACCAAAAGACTATCCTCGAATGTGTCGAGCCTGGAAAGGACAAGGCGCTCGGGAATGTGTTTTCTCTCAAGTACATCAACATGTTCACCAGGGCGACAAGTCTGTGCTCGAGCGTTCAGCTGATGCAGCACGAGGAGGACGACAACATGCCCATCGTGTTCCGGTACACGGTTGCAAACCTCGGTGAACTCAAGTTTTACCTGGCACCAAAGGTGGACGGCTGAAACAAGGGGCACGAACAAGTCGCTTCGCGACTTGGAAATCACACCTCCACCTGTGTCATTTGACCGAGGACGTTTTGAATATGAACTGTACCGGACACCTTTTTTACGAGGACCCATTTGATTCCCACGGAGATTCTCAACCCTCCTGGGAATGAAACTGTGAAATGTGGACGAGGGGCATACACATCGAGTGATACTGGTGATTGTGTTGGTCCTGAATGGCGCCTGACGATTTCAGTACAGATTGTGGGTTTCCTATCTTCGTCATTGACGAAGATTGCACTGTGCACAGGAACTAAAAACCGAGGGATGATGTTCTGAATGGGCCAACACCCGAGGTGCGTGTACAGCTGTCCCCCAAAGTAGTAATTGACATGTCCTGTTTCTCCTGGTTTGAATTTGTTCACTGGTATCAATTCATCCCCGTCGTGCCTGAACATATGATGAACCTGAAAATTCTTGGGTCTACATTGTTCGATGATATTTAAGACCCACATTAACTAAAAGAAAACGATATAATAAAAAGAATGGAAGGACGCTACCAGGAACGCCTGGTGGAATTTCAAAAAAGAATATCTAAAGGGGAATCGGCTGCTGAACAAGAGATGTACGACTATATGGCTGAATGCATTCCTTTATTGAGAGAATTTGAAGCTGCCGGAGGGAAGAAGAAGGATGTCTACGACAACTACATGATGACCGTTGAGGGAAATAACATGACACCGATACCGAAAAGGAATCCTGGGTATATAGCCAAATGCAAAGGCTGTGGTTCATTCGACCATATACTCGATGAATCGACGAGTGACATGATTTGCCTCAAATGTGGAGTGACTGATTACGTGCAATGTCAAGACGTGGGTTTCAAGGAGGAGCAGGAAATGGAACGTCACGTCATCTATTCGTACCGGCGTGAAAATCATTTCAACGAATGGGTCAATCAGTTCCAGGCGAAGGAGTACACGAGTGTACCACAAGAACTGATTGAACAATTACAGCTCGAAGTGAAAAAGCAGCGCATCAAAGACAAGTCAGATTTAACACATCGCAAGGTTCGTGAAATGCTGAAGAAAATTCACATGAATAAATACTACGAACACGCACCTTACATCACAACGACTCTCAACGGGGTGAAACCTCCAACCATGCCTCAAGCCCTGGAAGACCGACTTCGACTCATGTTTGGGCAGATTCAAAAGCCTTTTGAGAAACATTGTCCTGAAAACCGTAAAAACTTTTTGAGTTACAGCTACGTCCTGTACAAATTTTGTGAACTCCTTGGTGAGGATGAATACCTCCCATGCTTTCCTCTGCTCAAATCAAAGGAGAAGTTGTACAAACACGACGTTATATGGAAACACATCACATCCGACCTCGGGTGGCAATATATAGCTACTTGCTGATTACCAGCCCAAATAAAAATATTCGGGTGTAATATACTTCCAGCCCATGGTAGAATTTAAAAAATGTTCGAGTTGTGTCCGCTTACCCCAGCCCATAGAAGTTTTTATTAACGAAAAAGGTAAGGAATGTAAGACTTGCTTAAAATGCAGAACTAAATCGAACACACGTACTTTAAACAACAAAGAGAAAGATGGTTTGAAGTCATGTTCTGGATGCACAAGAAAGCCGCAGCCTATAGAAAATTTTTTAAATTCAAATAATCGCGAGTATAAACTATGTATCACATGTAGAAATAAAGCCAACAAACAATCAGCGAAACCTGAAACCATAGAACGTATGAAACAATGGAGAGAAGATAATATCGAACGTGTTAAAATAAGCATAAGAGAAAGCTCTAAAAAATGGAAAAAAGATCAATTAGAAACAAATAGAGAAGCATATAAGAAGAAAGTAAATACCCAACGCAGGTTACGTATTTCTAGTAAAATTTTAGCAGTAAAAGTAAATGCGGCAAAACGAAATATTACATGGGAACTAACAGATGAACAGGTGTATAATTGTATCACAGGACCATGTACTTATTGTAACTACCTGGATTTGGATAAGGTTCTAAATGGGATAGATAGACTCGATTCCAGTAAAAGTTATTCACATGATAACTGTGTCCCGTGTTGCACTCATTGTAATCTCATGAAAGGGTGTTACGATCCAACTACTTTTATACAACGGTGTAAAGCAATAGGAGAATGTAAATTTGAATTTCCAGAAATCGAAACATGTGATCTGTACAGAACTTCAAAGAAAGTTCCTAAGACGTCTTTACAGGAAACCACCAATCGATAATCTCACACGCCCGAATGGTCATGTAATACACGAAATACATGACCCGTGTCGACATCTTTGTATCCTTATCTTTTACCATAGTTGTACTGGCACGCTTCATCTCTGGCGTGAACATTTGAGTTTAAAATGTCGGGTGTTTTTAAATAATGAATTTTGTTGTTGCTGTCTTGGGCTACAGACCCAAAAATGTTACGCGTAAGAAGGCGTCTCCGGTCAAAAAGTCTGCAGTCGACATTGAAAAGAAATTCAAGCGTCTAGTAAGGGAGGGATACTCCCCAAATCGAGCACGTTATCTTTCAAGGATGTAACGTACTCCACTTCGAGGTCACCTCCAGAATTTGGGAAGTTGATCAGGATAGCTTCAGGCACCTCCAAAAGTTTCATGTACATCCGCGTCTGGATAGTGTGTTCATGCTTGAGCACCTTGACGGACTTTAGCTCAACTATAATTCTCGAATCAACAATGAGATCCGCACGAATGCTTCCAATGACATGTTGATCAAACATTATTGAAACGATTCGCTCCGTCTGATATGGGATATTCGACTTTCGCAGACCAACCTCCATGGCGTTGTGATAGACACGTTCCGAAAAGCCAGGTCCGAGTGTTTCCCACACTCGGGTCGCAATTGCCCGCACACAGTCTTTCATACTTCCGAAACTACAGGCGGTGTTTTTAGGTTAAAAATAGGCATACTCGACTGCTGGACATTCTCGCAGCTCAAACGCTTGTAGAAGCGCTTCTCAAGGACGGGACTTCCACGGTACACGACAGGAAACATCATACCGTCAAACTTTGAATTGTCGAGTGTCGCCTGGATAGATGCAATGATCTGTACCGGAAAAACGTCACCAGGCTTGAGCTCAAAGACCCAATCGTTCTTTGCCGCCTCTTCGCCATCCACAATCTCATCCTCTGGTGCTACAATACATTTGAGCTGGTCTGCATGCTCCGTTGTTACAAAACTCACAGGCACGACAGTCACGTCGGTAGGACCGCCATTGACACGAACACGGTCAATCCAATACTGCATCATTCCTATCTTTTCTTTTAATGTTGGTTTTAGGTAGATGGAGACGACGTTGTACGTCGATTCCAGACAGAGAGACACGACAATGTACCCGTCAGGGAACTCATACACGTTGTTTCTTCAGTCGCCCGTTCATAACATCAGTCAGATTGACCTGATTTCAGCTAAGATTCCAAACACAATGTATAACCTCACGACGAGCTCGAATGTTCTCGTGATTGGGACATCCAACGTGGCTTTGAATCCAGGTTTTTATTCGACTGATTCACTTGCCAGCACATTCAACGATAGCTACCAAGTTTCAAACGTCGCAGTGAGTTACCTTGAGTCTGAAGGAAAGTTTCTATTCACTGGGAACCTCGCATCAGTAACAACCCTGACGCAGGAAATTGCAGAAATTCTCGGCCTTCCA